ATAAATCGATTTAATAAAGTATTAGTAAGTCTAACAGAATAAGCATGTTGTAATTCTTCTTCAGAATCAATTGTTAAAAGTATTTCAGGTGAACCCTGTTGTATAGGAAGATGAGTAATGTATTTTATAGAATATTTCACCCTATTAGTATAATAAATTTATTTTATAAAAACAATTATGAAGGAATTCTTATGTAAGATCCTGATATTCTATAACCACTTCCAGTAAATGAAGCTGCTATATTGTAATAAGCTCCAGCTAAACTTACAGACATAGTAACTCCTGGAGCTCCACTTAAACGTTTTTGATAGATATCTGCTATAAATTCATTTCCTCCACCATTGTATGTCCCTATAAAATACGAAGAACCACCTACAATAGATGAATTAAGTATTGATCCTGATGTGGCTGTCCAGCTTAATTGATAATGAACAGGAGCATTTGTTGAAGTATCAGTAGCAGGGATTTGTAAGAATAGTGTATTTAAAGGATTACTACCAAAACTATAATTAAAAGTTGTTGGTAAGGATGATATTAAGTTAGTATTATTAACAATTAATGAACCAGTTACATTAATACTTCCACTTACTAAAGTACTACCTGTTATTTGTAGAGCGTATCCATTACTACTCCCACTGTCTTGTATTTCTATTCCAAAATCAAATGTTGACATATTATATTCTTATCATTAAAACTGCTCCATTTCTATAAATTCCTCCTAAAGGAACACCATTAGCTGCGGCGGAAGCAGAAGTAGGAAAATTCATTGAACTTGATACTCTAGGTAATACTATTGTACCATCATTTTGACTACCACCATTTATTTTAGTTAACACTACTTCTAATAAATTAGTAGCAGGGCCTGTTACATTTCCGCCCCCTACAATAAATGGTCTATAACCAACTGTATTGTATATATTAGATTGTTCTATATTTCCATGTCCTACTACAAATTGATAATCAGCACTTGCTGTGGTTTTAAATCCAGCGGCATGTGATGCTTGATTTTTAGCTACTGTTGATTCTCCTTCAGCATGTGAAAATTGTCCTATTGCTGTTGTAAAACTACCTTCAGCATGTGTATAATCACCTAAAGCTCTTGTAGTATAACCTTCAGCATGTGAACCAAAATTTGTAGCTATTGTAAATCCACCTTCAGCGTGTGAAAAGCTTCCAGATGCTATTGTACTTCTACCTTCAGCATGTGAATAACTTCCAGATGCTATTGTTAAATAACCTTCAGCATGTGAATAACTTCCAGATGCTATTGTATTTATTCCTTCAGCATGTGAATAATTTCCTATAGTTGTAGTGGATTCTCCTTCACTATGAGATGATACGCCTAAAGTTGTAGTCTGAAATCCTTCAGCATGGGAATAATTACCCTTAGCTGTTGAAAGTCCTCCTTCAGCATGACTGTAAAGTCCAGAAGCTGATACTGTATTTCCATTAGAAAATGAATAACTACCAACTGCTATAGAATTTAAACCAAATGCAACTGATGATAATGATGAACTATTATTAGCTCCTATATTAACTGAAGATGTAGTTGAATTACCAACAGATGTTACAGATTGTAAATTTTGATTAGTACTATTTGCTAAATTTAAAGTTCCAGCAGTTTGATTATAACCATTGAAAAATGTAACAGTATTACTTGATATAGAAGCAGATGCAAAATTTCCACTCGCTGTACCTCGTAAAGATCCTGTGGCTCCTGCTAAAAATACTGCTGAACCACTAAAATAACTTGTATATGATGCTGAATCAGCTGCAGTGAACCAAGTTCCACCAAGTATTAAATGTGGATCGTCATTTTCTAATTTTTCTATTGAAAGTAATGATCTTCCATTAAGTAAAGGTTTACTATCTGGTATATCAGTCGCGCTTGATGATAATCTAAAATGCATACGAGGAGAATTATACTGTGGTTCATATGCTAGTATATTACCATTTCCATTAGCAAAATTTAGAGCTAAAAATTGTTTAAATCCAACACCGGGTTCTTCTCCTCTATAAATTCTTATTCCGTTTAAAAAATTATCTCCAGTAACTACTTGTAAATTTCCATCAATATTAGTTGTAGAACCACTTAATGTCACATCACTATAGAAAGTAGTAGGTAAATAAAAACTAGCTGTTTGAGGACTAGTTCCATTACTACTAGTTATTGAAAAACTACCTGTAAATTGAAAAAATCCACCTCTTCCAACAGATTCACTTAAAATAGTAAATGAATTAGTAACATAATTTGAATAAGTAGCGTATAATTGATAATTAGTTATATTAGAAGCACTTAAAGCATAACTAGCAGTTCTAGCATTCATAGCATATGAAGCTGTAAATGTACCTAAGTCTTTAATTTCAATTCCACCACCATTAGATCTTGATAATATTAAACTATTACTTTGAAAATAATGTGTAGTATAACTAACACTTTGTGATTGTAAAGCAGCGTACTGTATATTATTATCACCTTCTGTAAAAGTAAGAGGTGATCCTTTGACGTTTCTTAATACTAATGAACCTAAATCTGGCATAATTTATTATAAATATTAAAAATTTTTATTTTAATGTTTGTATTTTAAGACCTACAGGAAGTAAAGATCCAGCTGCATTTCTAATTGATATTATATAGATATTATCACCTAAATCTTGAGAACTAGTTTCTATTCTAACTTCAGTTGATTTAGTTGATTTATTAGCATATTTTATTTTAACAGATTTAATACTACCTACAAAAGAATATGTGTCTTCTGGGGATTCTAAGTCTTTTATTTTTAAATTACCTGGTTTAGTTTGTCTTACATAGTAGTATCCATAACCATAACTAGAAGCTAATAGATTTACTAATGCTGTATCATCATAGTCTTGAATGTCTTCCCAAGATTCTCCATCTCCTGTTTTATTTATGTAGTCTTTTAATCCATCTGCTATTCTTTGTGGATTAATACTTAACATTTCAAATAATTCTTTTGTTAAACTATTGTCTTTTATAAATGATTCTTGATCAAAAACTGGTCCATCAGGTGAGTCTTTAACAAATTTAACATTACCACCATTGTAAATACCAGTTCCTTTAGGATCTTTAATAGACAAATAATAAGTAGTATTAGGAGCATCAATAGTAATATCAGCTATTTTTTCTCCAATGTCTTCAGGTCCATCAAAACTTAATTGACGTTTATTATTTCCAGTTCCTGTTTGTCTTACATCATCTGGTGTAATTTCTTCTGAGTTTAATTCAAGATAATCAAACAGTTGAATCATTTCTGGATTATTAATGTCTCTTTTTTCTTTTCCTGCTGCTTCTTTTAAAGCTAATAAAAATTCTTTTTCGTATTTTTCACCTTTATTTGCTCCTGCGGCTAAAACAATACCTACAGGTCCGTATTCTGTATTAAAAGAATACATTGAAAATTTACTACTTCCAAAATTACCAATATTTGGTTCTACTTTTGGTGGAACTATTTGAATGTCAGCGTTTGGATATAATTTATTTAATAATTCTTCAAATTTTTCTTTAGGAACTTGCTTTAAATTTCCTACTCTATTATTTTTTTTCATAGTAGTAAAACCATACTCAGCATTTTCTGGACTAGATATAATTCTTTGAACTACTTTAGCTGAGTTAGTATTCATACTAGCTTCAGTTAATAAGATTTGACTTACTAATGTTCTAAATGTATGAGGAAATTTATTTTTTAATTCTAAAAGAATTGATTTTTTTTGAATTTTTGATTCTTTTAATGGAGCATTTGTTTCTTCTTCACCTGCTGGTGTTTCAGTTGATGTTTCTTCAGCGCCAGCAGCAAATGGATTTCCACCTGCTTCAGTACCACCATCACCACTTAAAGGTTCAGGAGATGCATTTGAAATATTTTCAGTAGTTTCACCATTTGGTTCTGTTCCTAATGGAGCACCCATCATTAATAATCTAGCTATAGCATCAATTGCTCTTCCTCTTTCTCCTATGTTTAATAAATAGTATTTTTTACCACTTACTTTAGCCATCCATGTTCTTCCCATGTAAATCATGTAAAAAAATTGATTATTATGTAAAATAATTTTAAAAGTAGTAGGTATTGGAGCAATAATATAAATACCTGTAATATAATCTAAAAAATCTTTAGTTAATAATGTTTCTAATGTTTCTTTTAAAGTAGGATATGAATAAAGTATAAATCCTATTGGATCTTCTTCAAAAGTAGGTACTAATTGTTCATCATGAGGAACGTCATCCGCAAACTTTTCTAAAGAGTCTTTATCTTGATTCCTTTCTTGTTGGAATTTATCAAATTCTTGAGCAAAAATCTTTTTAAAAGTTTCTAAATTCATTAGTATCCTGGACCTTCTTGACCGCCTGTTATGATATTTATTTGATTGTCATTTCTTTTTTGACTATGAGCTTCTTCACCATAAAGATAACCATAAACTGATTGTAAATAATCTTCAGCTTTAGTTAATTTAGCTTGAACCCAAGCGTCTAATTGTTCTTCAGAATCAATCATATCACATAATTCTGTAGATAATCTTTTAATGTTATAAAGTTGACTGTGAGCCATATCAGCTTCATCATCTGATTGCATCCAATCATCTTCATTCATGTTTTTAGCAATAGCCATTCCACGTTTTTTTTCATATGGTGATATTATATCATCATTATTTAAATCTGATTTTTCAGCATTAAATTTTGCTTCATTTATCATGGCTTGTTTTATACGCCATTCGTGTATATCGAAATTATCCTTCATTTGAGAATTCTGTTAGTGAGTTATGAAATTTTACTTTTGTAAATTGTTGTGAAATTTTATCTACTATAGACTTTATTTTTTCTTTGTTGTATTTTGAATTTTTATCTAAAGGAAATTCAATATTAACTGCGTCTTTAGCATGATATACTAAAGGTAATTTTTGAGTTTTTAATTTATGTATAGCTTTATCACGTAATTCTTCAGTGTCAAATACTAAACCTATATTTAAATCACTTTCTTTTTCTTTTGTTTTTTCTTCATTTAACACTGATTCTTCCATGAACCAATCTTTCATATGAGCTGGTACTAACCAATAAAGATCTTCATTTTTTACTGATTGGCCCATAACTGGCCAACTAACTTGATACATTTGAGGACCTGTTCCTACACTCATTAATTTTCCACCATCAGTACCTTTTTTAAGAATACTTTTTACAGCACTTGGAACTTCATCTAATTTTTTAGTTAAATCCCATTTACCTTTTTCAATTTGTCTACTAGATCTACCTCTTGTTGTTTGATCTAAAGCTGTTTTTAATTCTTTTGAAATATATAAAGCAAATTCTTTTTTGTCTCTACCAGCACCTCTTCCTCTTGTGTTTTTTCCTACTACTTTAGCAAACATTTTAATATTTTCAGAACCAATTGCTTCTTTTACCGCTGGATAATTAAATGCTATTACTTTAGGTATTTTTTTATTTGGATTATTTGGATCAGTTTTCCATTGATCACCAGTAAATGATAATTGAGGGAAATCAACTTCTTTAATACCAGCTAATTCTTGCATTCTTTTTACTTCTTCCATAGCTGGTCCCATCATAGTACTATCACCAGATGCTTGACCAGGGAATTCATCCTGATTAATATTATATTCTTCAGGTTCAATTAAATCAATATTAAATTTTTTCAAATATGGTTCTGCTTGTCCACTCCCCATAAATTCAGTTACTTCATCTGAGTCGCCATCAAAATATTGAACTAAGTCCTCATAAAGATTATCAAAATCCTTATCAGTCCATTTCATAATAATATTTTTATCACGATATTTGAAAAAAATTCTATTTAATTCATTCATACTTTTACTTGTTTGTGTCTACAAGTTTACGAACATTAGCATAAGTACTAGCTAGATCATCATGAGATTTTTTAATTTCTTTTAAAGTATCTTCATAATTATCATGACTCATATTATCATAGTGTGATTTCAACTCATTTTTCATTTGTTCGATTTCGTCCAAATAAGTATTATGTTGTTGGCCTACTTCGTAAGCTTTAGCAATTTCTTTCAAAGCGTTTGAAGCAGCTGATGTATCATACTCATAAAGACCTTTCATTCTTTCTTTAATTTGTTTACGATTACATCCAACTTCAGCTCCTAATTTGCCTTCTTTAGTTACTTTGTAAACACAGTTCTTTTTATCGCCTGTACCTGTTCTATATTGTGCCATAATGATATTAGTTTATGATAAATATTATTGGATTTTTTCTTTTTGTGATTTAATCCAATCTTTTACATCTTTAATATGTTCTGGAGTTAAACTATTTCCAACCCATTCATTTACTTCACCGTCTTCTGTTAAAGTTTTACTAAAACCTAAATTTAAAAAATCATCAAATTCCATTTCTATGTTATCTAACATTTGATTTAAATTAGTAGTGTGTAAATTTTTAGCATAGTCTTCAAATGTACCTTCTAATTTTAAATTACTTTCCATTTTAGCAACACATGTTGGACATTTATGTAGTAAATTATACATGTATTTTACATAATCACTTTTATGATCTAATAATCCATCACATTCAGGACAAGTAAGAGGCATATTAAATTGTTTTTTAAATTTACTTAGTCTAGGAATACTTCTTTTAATACCATTTTTGATAGTCCAAGTTTTACCTTGTTCTTCCCATGTGTCTCCTTCTTTTCTTTGAATGTTGTTTTCATAACCTATTTGGCTTTGTGTTTTATCACCATGTTTTTTCATGACAATATTTCTCATTCTTTGTACTTCACGTTCAGTAAACTGACGATTTAATAGTGTTTCTTTACTCATAACTTATAATCCAAATTTATGTAATTTTGTTATTGATTCTTTGGAATTTTCTGGGTTGTTTTTAATACCAGTTCCACCAGCATTAATAAATTCACTAACATTTTTACCCATATCATCTATTAATAAATAACCTGGTTTTGCTTCTGTGTGTTTGTCTTTTGCTTGTTTGTATACTCTACGATTTTGTGGAATATTTGTATGTTTATTTAACCACTCGTTTTTGCCTTTTTTAGCGTCTCCATTAGGATCTAAACCAGGACTTGATAGTACCCATACTTCAATATTTTTTTGAGGAGCCATTTTCATAACATAATCATAAAGTTCTTTTCCACCAGGATTCCAATCCATTCCTGACCAGTATTTGTCTGTTCCTTTGTTAATTATGTCCCAAGCTTTACTTGAACCATATTTTCCAATGTATTCTTTAAAATCTAATTTTTCTTTATTGTATTTTCTGAATTGATCATCAAAACCAGCTAATACTCCATCTAAATCAAAGTAAATTCTTGTAATTTTTGGATTTTTTTCTGTTTCTTCTTTCAATTTATTTTTTGGAGTATTATCATTTCCACATTTATGACAAACATATAAATCTTTTCCTCCGTCTTTCTTTTTCCAAGTCCAACCACAGTTGTCACAAGTTACAGTTGTTTTTGTTTCAGATTCATCTAATACATTCTGGAATTTTTTAGGTAATTTATTTATATTTACTAACTTAGTAGGAATTGTTTTTAAATTAGAATCTATAGCTTTATTAGCTCTATGATTACCATCTAAAATATATTTAAAATTATTTTGATCATCTACAACTACAATAATAGGATGTTTAAAATCAGCTTTATTTAATCTATCTGATTCAATACCTCCTGTATCTTTTTTAATAACTATTTTTTTAATTTTTCCAATAGGTGCTTGTATAATAGGATAATCTTTAATAATATCTAAAAGTTGAGGCAATGTTACTTTTTGGCCTTTTTCATTTTCCCATGATGTTTTTTTCCAATCATTCTTAGATTCATTTAATACACCAATTTTATAAATTTTTGGATTTTGTTTTCCATAGTCTCTCATAATAATACCAGCAATACTATTAGCATCATTTTCATGATCACTACCAGTTTCACCACTATTTGGTGTTAACATTCCCATCTCATTTTGCTTAGCATGAACTAATTCATGAGCTAATGTTCTATAAATGTCAACAATGTTCCTACTAGAAGGATTAATAAATATATGATGATCAGAGGGAACATAAGCCCCAAAGCTAGGTTGTTCCTCTCCGAATTCGTTTCGGATTTCCAACGTTGGCGGGTTTTCAATTTGGAGTTCTTGACAAGCATAAGACATAAAATTATTTAATAATGATTGAATATTCTCTTGAAATGATTCATTTAATGAAATTGTTTTATCAATTAACTCATTTTTTAAATCATTCAATTTATTTAAATAACCTGTGTTTCTTAAATCCTTAAATGCTAAATTCTCAACTGAGTATTCTCCGTTTTTATCTAATCCAGCTTGTCTAAAATTCTTTAAACGTTCTTGTATTATTTTTATTTGTTCTATAGATTTTTCAGGATTTTTATTTCCTGTTTTTAATAATTGATTTATTTTTTCTTTAAATGGTTTTGATTTTTTCTTAATATTTCCATCAGGAATGTTTATAGATTCATACTCTGGTTTCTTTTCCCATTCATCATTCATTACTGAATAAACTCCTGTTGAAGTGTGTGTTTCATTAGAATCTTGAACATAAATTTCAATAGGATGTTTACCAAGTTTTGGATCATGTGTATTATTCCAATTATTTTTTGCCATATCAAAAAACTTTTTCATTCTTTCTGGCTCTTTAAACTTATTGAAATCAATAATAATATGTAAGTCTACATCTGAACTATTAGTATAATTGTAATTAGCTGATGATCCTGTTAAAACAACATCTTCAAAAGGTTCATCAGTTTCTAAACCATCCCAAAATATTGTAGCTATTTTTAATAATAATTCTTTTACTTGTGGATCTAATTTTTCACCATCAAATAACATTGGATTAAGTTGTTTTTTATTTTTGTATTCTTCTAACCAAACCCAATTTTTTTCTTTATTGTAATTATTGTCTTCTTGTAATGATTTTGGTTCAGGGTGATTTAATCCTAAAATTCTTAAAAAATCATCATATAATCCTTTTTGAATTACAGCATCAGGAACCATAGTTTTCACTGCTTCATAAGCATTATTATACTCATTAAGTTTTATAGTGTATTCTTTAGTTCCTTTTTGTTCTTGACGTAAAGCATCAAATGTAGTTTTTAACTCATCTAATAATTCTCTAGTTTGAGTTCCACTAACTCGTTCTCCACCTGTTACAAATTGATCTTCAATAACTTGTTCACGAACACGACCTGGAAATTTTTCTTTTAATACAGAAAAATAACCTTTTTCAATTTCTTCTTGAGCACCAGCTACATAACCTTCATGATTTAAATCAGCAAAGTAAGTAAATAAGTCTCCAATTGGTGAATTTTTTTGAGATACTGCTACTTTAATTTTTGGATTAGCATTTGCTTTTAAATAAAGATCCCAAATAGCTTTACTTTGTTGAGCAGATATTGGATATCCTTCTCGTTTACCTTGGCCTATTAAAACATTTACTTGATTAATATAATTTTTACCAGCTAAAAATTCAGCAGCGGCATAATGTCCTTTTGTTGGTGGTTTAAAACCTCCAGGATAATAACATGGTAAAGGAGGATTAGCTACATCTTCAGCTATTTGTTTTCCTATTTCTTTAGCGTCTATCATGGTTTTGTAAATGTTTTCACTGTACCTACTACTTCTTTATAGTCCATAGGTTTAATTATTTTTAAATATTTTTCTACTTGTTTAAATTGATCTTTAAGATTTTTAATAGCATCTGAGAATCTTTTTTCACTTTCTTTTTTTCTTTCTTCTTTAGCTTTTACTTCTTCAGGATCTGGTAGATCATCTGCGGTTTCAATGTCAGATGGTTTTGGTTTTCTAAAAGATGAATAGTATTTTGAAGGATCAGTTTGAATTAATTGTTTAAAATACTCTTCTAATTCATTTTCTGAGTAAGCTTTATTAAATTCAGCTACATCTTCTCTTTCGTTTGGTTTTAATTCAGTTTGAACTAAAGCAAATTCTAGATTTGGTACCTTTTTATAATTATCTATTAAACCATAAACTTTAGCCCAATTGTTTAACACAGCATCTTTAGGAAGTGTTCTGTCTCTACTAAAATTTCTTAAAAAACTAACAATTGGAGAAGCATAAAGCATAATCATCATTACTTTAAAACCAGCTTGTTGAGCTTCTTGAATAATTTTAACTGTTTCTTTAAAATTTTGACCAGTAGTATCATAAACAAAACTTTGTTTGTTTTTTATCGCGTCAGGAATAGCATTTTTTCTAATATCAGCTGAATTTTTAGCTATATTTGGTCTATTAGGATCGTCATCTGGATTATGAGTGTCAGGATTAAAAATTTTAAAATTTGAAGGTAAAAAAGGTGTTAAAGTGTTAGTAAATGTTGATTTACCAACACCTGCTCCACCAGCTAAAATAATGGCTTTTGGACCTCCGTATACTTCTAATAAAAGGGAACGTAGAGAAATCATGTCAGCCAATAAATATTAAGTTAATTTAATTGTTGTTGGGAAACTTTCAAATAATGGTTTTTGATATGGATTTTCTAGTAAATAAATTTCATAAATATTCATAAACATTCTAAAATATTCATCAATTGTTTTGTCAGGTTGAATAATTTCCCAACCATCACCTTGTATTTTGTCTTCTTTTTTACCTCTTTTAGATGATTTTAACCAAATAATACCAACATGTTCAATTTTTTCTTCAGGATAATAAGAATTCCACGCTTCAGCGTATGCACTTAATTGTAAATTATATGAAGTATGTAAACTATTTGATGTTTTAATGTCTAATAGCCATATTTTTCCATCAATTTTTACTACTAAATCACATGTTCCTGCGTATTTATGATCATGGTTTAATAAATGAATTTCACTAGCTAGTAATTCAGGTTTAATAGTTTTCCAAAAATCACTAAATCTTAAAATCATTTTCCATACATCTAAACTAAAATTAGCACGTCCATTTTCATCCATCCATTTAATTTCTTCACCATCTAAGAATTTTTCAATAGATTCATGAACTGTTGTTCCTTCTTCTGCTGCTTTTCTAACAATAATATCACTATTATGGCTAACATCTTTTAACCAACTTTCAAAAAATTTGTTTTTTGGATAAAAGTTGAGTACAGATGTAACTGATGGGTAGTATTCTCCATTTTCTGTTTTATAAAATCGTTGATCAAGGAAATTTATTTGTTCTCCTTTGTGTTCTACAACACGTTTTAAATAATGGTGTTTGTAGATGTTGTCATTTTTTTGAATACTCATAGATTTATTTTTTTAAGCATTAAATCACTAAATGTTAGTGGAAATGCATTGTGTAATTTTTCAGTAAAATGTTCAAAACCCATTTCACTAGGATCTTTATCATCCATGTCAACCAAATACACTTCTTTACCGTAATTCATTAGTGTTTGTGCGTGATTTAACGCGTCTCTTTGAGCGTCACAATCTAATGCAATATAAATTGTTTTTACACTAGACTCAACGAGTTTCTTCATTAAGGCAGTAGAAAGTGTCTTGCCAAAGAGAGGAATAGAATTCCTACGAACAGCCATGGCGTCAAACGATCCCTCAACAAGTATAATTGGCATCTCCCAATTGATGAGTGCCTCAAATCCAATAATATCATTTTTATTACATTTTGGTGTGTCGTACTTTCGAGGGTTATTCGGATCCATAGTGCGACTGATAAAATAGTTGATATTGTAAGTACTGTTATAAGAAGGAATAATAATACTATTAGCATAATGTCCAGAAGTTGCATGTCCTATATTGTATTTAATAATTTCAGTTTCAGTAATACCTCGTTTTTTCAAATACATTTTAGCTCTTCTAGCTTCTAAACTTGTATCTGCAATGAGATGTTTAAATTCTTTAGGTAATTCTACTTGATTATAGTCTTTTACTAAGTCTTGTTTTGAAGAAACACCTAAAATTGAACGAAGTTCAAATATTTTTTCTTTAGGAGTTTTTATTCTTTTAAATAAATTAGGTAATTGTAAACCTTTATTATGACATACCCAACAATTAAATGGATTTTCTCCTTTAAGATTAGTTTGTATTCTAATTTCTAATTTTGGTTTATGATGATTACAAAAAGGACAGTGAAAAGCATAATTTCCACTAGCTGTTTTTTTACTTTTACCTAAAACACCTTCTAAACAATTTAGTAATAGAATATTTTCCATTACCAATAATATAATAAATTAACTTGGAAGAACCAAATCTTTTCTGAAAAAATGTCCAGAAATGTTGTCATTAAAACTAAGTGGATCTTCTAAAACATTGTATTTAAATAAATACTTTAATTCATTGTATGTTTGAAGTTTTTTATTAGGACAAATTGCTAAAATTTCTCTTTTAAAGTTGTCTTTACCTTCTTGTTTTATATAATTTAAGAATTCTTTACTAGAACCCCAATAGTCTTTCCAAGTACTTTCTTTAGTAACAATTTTAGTTAGTGGTTTTCTACCTCTTCCTGTTTGTTCTAATAATTCTTTTTTACCAAGTTTTTGTTTGGTATTATTAAATAAAATCTTTTTTCCAATATAATATCGATTTGATGTTTTATGTGTTATTTTATACACAAAACCCAACGAATTTTCAGGAAAATCATTGATTGTATTATAATATTTTAAGTCATTTTTAAATTCGTACCACATTACCAGTCCATTTTAATTATAAAAGTCATATCTGTGTTATTTGATAAAGGAACAGGTTGAGCCATTTTAGCTATTGCTAAAAGTTGATTTGAATCATTATACAATCCTATTACTGACATATAAGGACTAAAATCTGATCCAGTAGCAAAATCTTTTATTTGGGTATCTGGCTGTGTATAATAACTACTTGTATATGGTGTTGGAAGTACACTACCTGTAATCCAATCTGATCCAGATAAATACACATAACCTACTGATCCTGTAGTTAAAGTTGGATTGTAACTTGTGTTAAATTCATAGTCTTTAACAACACATTTTATAGTTTGTTCATAAACAGGGTAAGTGTTATTTACCTGTAAATTATATATACTGCTGGTATTTACTGTAAATAATGCCATATTAACTACATACGTAATAACCTTGATTGTTTTGTGGTGTCACATCAGGAGTGTAAAAATCAGGAATGAAATAAGATGTTGTACAAATATTCGCTGTTATTAATGTGATAGGAATAATAGTTAATGTAGCTAAACCTTGTTCATACCACACATTCCCAACATAACTTGATTGACTTAATATTGTATTATTTACAGAACTAGAAATATTATTTCCTGACCATCTTAAATTGTATTCTCCATCATCATAAATTACTCCTCCACTAACTTCTAATCTAATACTGCCTGGTTGGATTTTTTCATAATAAATATTTTTAGGAATGTTTAATGTTAAAATATAATTTCCTATGTTTGTAGGAAAGTATTTTTCTGTTGTTACTCCATTTCCTAGTCTTTGTAAAGCATTATAATCAATATTTTGTTTTAAAGTACTATTTAAATTATTAGTTTGAAAATAAGAAGAAGTACTATGAGACTCAGTAGGATAAAATTCAGGATAATAGTTACTTAATACAGATTGATAAAGTAAATTTTCAGTTGTGTATTGATTTTTAGGAATACTTCCTGCTTTTTCTCCTATATTAAATTTTATATTATAAGAATTAAATGAAGCAGATACAATGTCATAGTGTTTATTCGCTTCATAAGGAGAAACAAAAACATCACTTACATCAAATCTTTTATTAAAGGTATCTGCCATGCCATTTTATTAGTAATCCAGTTTAATTCTTACAAGTGTTTCTTTTGTAAAGTCTTTTTGTAATGGTTTACTTAATTTAGCTACAGCTAATAATTCATTATTATCATTATATAATCCTACAGTAGTAATATAAGTTACAGGAGAATAAATTAATTGGTTATAAATTAAATTTCCATCACTGTCAATAATAGTTGGATTTGCTGTGTAATTATTTTCAGCATTTTTAGCTCTACAAAATATAAAATTTGAAGAAATTACTTCACTTGCTTGTAAACTAAAATTAGCACTAGAACTCACAGCATTAAATAATATTCTATTGTTATAATTATAAAATGGATTTGGTTCCGCTGTTAAAGAATTACTTGTGTTCCAACTTATACCAATACCTCCATCAGCTACAGATGCACTTAAAGCATTAGGATTTAAAATAATAGCTCCTAAATCAGGAAATACATAACCATATGCTCCCCTAGCAGTTCCAGTTGTACTGTAAGCATTTCCTTGACTTCCGCTTATTAAAGTATAATACTGAGTTGAATTAATAAATGTAGCAGAAGTTTGAATTTGACTATTGTCTGTTAAACTTAATTCATTTGCTCCATTTTTTAATTTTAAAGTTAAACTTCCCGGGTTAAAAGCTTGTTTATATTTACTTCTAGCTACAGAAATTACAGCAATACTGTCAGAACCTGAAGTATAATCAAAAGTAAATTTAGAATTTTCATCTCCTAAAACTAATGCTCTCCATTGTCCATAAACATCTTTAGTAGGAGTTGAGTATGGAGCTAAACTATTAAAATAATATGATCCACTTCCATTAACATGCCCATAAGCTAAAGCAAATTGATTAGTAGCAAAAGTATCAGTTGAAGCAGTTTGGTAAACATTTAAATAAAATCTACCAGTACTTCCACTTTCTTGAACAGAACTAGTAAAAAATGAATTTAATGTATAAACATTATTAGACCAAGCTGGAGATACTAGTATCTCATTGTTAATTGTTTGGTCATCTGGTTGTATAGTTGTAAAAGCCATTATTGTTTTTTCTTAACTGTGTATGGAATACTAATTCTAGCACCTGAATTTCTACCTAAAATATTAATAGTTGTTGTAACTTGAGTAACACCAGCTGGAAAAATATCATTTACACTAGTAGCAGTGATAGTGAATGCTGTACCAATTTGAGTAACACTTAAAGGAGCTCCTGATGTAGTTGGAACTGCTGTTGTACTTGGTAAAGCTGTTGTATCAATTCCTGTACCTGTAAAAGATGATTGTAAATTTTGATTAGAAATAGTAATTAAATAACCTAAAGGTTCAACAGTTTCAATAGTTCCTAAATAATTTAATGTTGTAGGTTGTAAAGTCACTGTAGCTCCTTGTTGTACACTAAAACTAGCTCTACCACCAACATTTAACACTGGTAGTCTTGAAGTACCTCTTGGTAAAGTTACTAATTGATATTTAAGATCTTGAGTATCATCTACAAAAGCTTCTAATAAAGGTAAACGCTCAATTGCTTCACCGTAAAAAGCTGATCCTGATGGATGGTTTGGATTATAAAGTGTATAATCAATTTCATCATCGGCTAATGCAAATTGAGTAATTCTAAAAGAACCGTCGTTTCGTGCTAATAATTCTCTACCTTTACGGGTTAGAACAGCGTCTATAGTAACAAATTCGTTATTTAAATATGCCATAATTTATGATAAATATTATATTAATAAGTTTTTCGATGCTAAATCTTGAACTATGTTTGAAAAATTTTTCTTTAATGTTGAAGAAGGATATTTAGGTAATATAAATCCTGGACCTTGGGAATCTTTAGTATTAATCATTATAAATCCAGGATCATCTGTTAATCGCCTTATAACAAAATAGTTTGTATCTACTAAACTTGGATTTTTATCTAATTGAACCCATAAACTTCCTAAGTATCCTGATCCATTATCTACCATACTAATAGATGCTGTAATTACTGTGTATATTTTACTTTCATCCCCATTAAATCTAAATTCATCATTTGGTTGAATAGTAAATAATAATGGATCACTAAATCCACTGTTTAGAGTTGTACCAGGGATATTTGGATTTTGTTGATAATTTTGGTACATATTTTGAAAGTTTAATGAACCTGTAATTATATAAGATCTAACTTCAAAATCAGAAGCTTGAGGATTATTTATGTCTCCTTTTATTTGTACATTAGCACTAGAAGTAGGATACCAATATGGAGTATATACAGTAGAAATAGCGGTATTTAAAGTAGTATTACTTTGTAATTTTATAATTGTATTATCATCAGATATAAAACCATTATATTGTCCTGTAAAACCACTTCCTAATCCAGCAAAATCAGCAGTTATATATATTTCATCACCTGCATATAAGTTTTGATTATTAGCTGATACAGTACCATTTAATGATCTATTATAAGTAGTTAAAGGAATTGTTGGAGCAGATACTGAATTAGTAGTTGTGTAAGTTGAAAGAATAGAAATTTTTGGACCTCTTTTTAAACATAGTTTATATGTTATATCTACATTATTTGAACCTCCAGCTGTATTTACTTGAACTGTAAAATAACCATCTATAGTTGCTGAAATGTTTACTTGGTTTGTTGGTGTTTCAGTTATTGTATATGTGTTAGTAGTAGGATTCCAGATTCCATTTAGTTGTTTTTGAATATTATTAAAATTAACAGTGAATGGATTATTATCATATCCTTTACTTATATCACCACTTAAACTACTAGTAAATGCTACTTCTGTAAGTTTAAAATCATCTGGAGTTTGAAAATTAATAGGTGAAAAATATCCTGGGGCTAATTTATTTGAATTTTGAATATTCCAAGATCCTGTATCTGAGTAAAGTATTGTTGAATAGGTTCTTAAAGGTCTATGTACTGTAGCTGATTTAGAAGATTGTTGGTAATAAGTAGCATTATATAATGTATAATTTACTTCATCATATGCTCCAAATCCTTGATCTACAATATCGTAGTACTCTGACCCAGTTGGTTCAGGTGAATATATTTTTCCAGTTTCATCAATTAAATATCTAATATGAAAATTATTAGTATTTTGTCTTTCAGGTAAAGTATTACTAGCCCAATCATAAAATAACATGTATGGTGTAGTTATTTCTACATTACTAAAAGACAAAGAAGGATAATTATTAATAAATTGATTAAAACCAGGAGCTATAAGTTTTACACCTTCTACTCTACTTCTATCCCAACTAGTTTCAGTTAATAAACTATCTTGAAATTCAACACTTCCGCTTTTTAAAACATTTATAGTTGATGGCTGGAATATAAATTCAACAAATAACCATGATAAAAATCCAGGACCATCAAATGAGTATAAACTTCCTTCACATGCATCTATAAGTATATTTCTACCGCCTGAAAGAGCATTAGGAATAAGTATTATTTGTATGTTACCACCACAATCTACATATGATAAATAATGAGCATTACTTACATCTAAACTATTTACATCATATCTTACACAAGTACATCTTGTATCTGGTTCTACTTGAGTATTAAGTTTTTTAAATTTAAATTGACTAATTATAGCTTTATCAACATTATTATTTAAAGCATCGTATCCTCCATATTGTTGAACAAATCGTGTTCCATAATAAGAATTAGAATTTACTATTGTGTATCCTGTTCCAAAAGTATGACCTATTTGATCTTTTAAAGCTACAATTTGAATTTGATTTAATCCACTAGAACCAGATGCTTGTTGTATATTATTACAATCTAACCAAGTAAGTAGTCCATCATACTGAATTGTATATTCATAACATTCTGTAGTTGATGTAAATGGATTTAATTGTTCATAAGCACTGTCTAAATTTATAGTAGAACCACTTATATTTCCTGTGTAAAAAGCTTCATTTAATGGAGAATTTCTTGAACAACAATAGTCTCCAGGATTAGATCCTTCAATAGTTACAACTTCAGTTTCACCAAAATACACAGAACTTGTACTAACATTAGGTTCATGTCTGGCTACTTTATTTCTTTCAAGAATATGAGGTTTAATTATCACACCACTAGACATGTCTGTTCTAGCTGGGGTGAAATCATTCAAATATCTAAATAAAGACTTATGAAAAGTCTCCATTAATATTAAAAAATCTTTATAATTGTAAGTGGTATTGTATTTAGTAAAATAATTTTCTTGTAATCTACTTAAAGCTTCATAACTAGAATCTGTAAGAGTTAAAGGATCTCCTATAATATTATCTAAATTATAAGTATTACCTAAGTGAGCTATGATATCATTATTAATTTGATCTTGTGGACTAAATCCTGCTTGAGCAGTTTGAACATCAAATGTTCTAGAACTAGTAGAAGGATAAACTACAGATTTATTAAATTGAAGAATATTTGAAGCTAAACTTTCACTAACTATTCTAATTTTATTAGTAACAGGAACAGAGTATCCCCCAATAGCTGGTTGACTGTGATACATTTCTGTAAAAGAAATATAATTAGAACCAGTAAGATTTAAAGTAATATCTGATCTTAAAGTTGGTTGTGAACCTGTAATTCTACTTCCGCTTATTTGTAAATCATTTCCTAAAGGAAATCTAAATAATAAATCATTATAAGCTGAATTTGAATTATTTCCTACATATGATTCTGGATTTAATGTATGAGTATTAATTACAGACTCTGATATAAAGTTATTGTATGCTTTTAATTCTTGAAATTGACCATAGTATTCACCAGTTCCAAAATTATAGAAAGGAGCATTAATTAAAGACGCTGTAATATTTGGAGGAATTGTTCCTAAGTAAGTATTACTTCCAGTTTCAATAAATCTACTACTAGATGGAGTTGAAGTAAATGAAGAAGATTGATGTCCTATTTCACCACTTAATTCAGATTTTACATAAAGTCTAGTAGTAGTAGAGTTTCTTTCTAAAACTACATTCCACCAATTATAGTCTCCATCAGAACCAGTTACATAAAATGGTAAAGTTACTTGTAAAGGAGTATTATATAAAGCCAACCCAGAATCATTTGAATAAAAATTTAATGTTCCATATTGATAACTTCCACTTTGTTTTCCATTTAATGTAATTATACTATTAGGTCTTTTAGAAGAACCTGTAGCGAAATTACTAAATAAAGATTGAGTAGCATATAAAGACGCACTAGGATAAGGTTTAAATCTAAATTCTAATGTTTGAATTTGTTGTTTTGTTGAATCAGGTAAACTTAATTGAGTATATGTTGTTTTACTACTACTTAAAGCATATGTAAATTTAGGATAACTGTATTCAATTGTATTTGAGTCTTTATCAACACCACCAAATTCTAAAGGTACTAATACTGTATCAGGAATACCATAAAGAGTAGTTAAATAATTTACAAATTTGGTTGTGCCTTTTGATTTAAGTAATGTTGGTAAATTAGCATATATTCTTTTAAATACTGATTTAGCTTCATCTTGTCCAGATAAAGTAGGATTAGAAGCAGTTATAGCAGTTTGCCAAGGTTGAGACATAAATGTATAACTTCCACTTTGATTTACACCATAAAGATAAGTAGCTAAATCATCTTGATCACCATCAGTATAAAGACTAATACCTAAAGACTGTAAAGCATCTCCTACTAAATCTTTAGAAATACCATCCATTAAACTGTTTTTTGCTTTCCAAATATCAGTAATAGCTCTTATGTAAATCCAAATGTCATCAAACATTTGACCCATAGAATGAATAAATGGTTTTACATATTCAAAATCATCTCTTTCTTGTAAATAAATTGGTAAACCATAAACTAAATTATTATTGTTAAATTCATCATAATAACTAGCTGATGTGTAATTAAGATTATACCAGTTTATTGCTTGAGATGAAGTTGAAGAATATAAGTTAAAAGGAGGTTGAGTATTAGATTTAGGCCAAGCAAAACTTGTAGATTCAAAATACAAGTAAGTTTCATATCCATCAAATCCTTCAATAATTTCATTTATTTTATTTTGATAAACTATATTATCTAAACTTGATGATGGTAAATAATTATTATATAATTCTAATTTTTGTATTTTAGTTTTAAATGTACTTAGTTTTTGAGTTTGTGATCCAAAATGAGTAAAATTACTATAATCAGTATAATCAACATTAATAGTTGGATTTGAACTACTAATAAAACCTAATAAATTTTGTAATTGAGGATTATTAGAACCTGTTAAAGCAGTTAATTGATTAAAATTATAATAATCACTTGAACCAATTCTTTGATCATCTACATTTAAACTAAAATTAGCTTGTCTTAAAGATGGTAAAACAACAGTTGTTGGGGTTTGGGTTAAAAAAGCATTATAACCTTGTGTATCTACTATTTTTTCAACAATATTTAAAGGAGATTTAACAGTAATATTGGTGGGTAATGGATTTATTAATTTAACTAAAATATTTATATTACCTAAAACATCTTTTTCTACTGAAAATGTTGAAGCTGGTATTAAAATATTTTGACCTAAATCTAAATAAAATTCAACAAAATAATCTCTTGTATTTATTGTATCAATATAATTTATAGCATTACTGTAAACTACATCATTTGACTCTAAAGTAGTTGCTATTTTTACTTCTGTTCTGTCTTGAGAAATATTTTGAATAAATAAATCAAGATCAGAATTAATAGTGACAATTGGTCTTAAAAAATTATAGTACATATTAAATGTACCAATACTATAACCTAAATCTTGAATATCTAATTCAGGATCAAAATTTACTACTTTATTATCAGTAATAGAATATTTTTGAAAATTAGGAATTGAATTTAATAAAACATCATTGTTATTATAAACATACAATTGAATATAATCTTGTGGTAGACCAAAATATCTGGTTAATTCTTTTGATGCTACAAGATTTTGATCTTGAGTATCTAAAATACTTGGATTTAAATTTATTGGATTTATTGAAACTGCCATTATTGATTATTAAAAGTATCTATTTGTTTTTGTAATAATTCATTTTGAATTTGTAATTCTTGTAACTGTAATAATAATTGTTGTAAATTAAGTCCAATATATTCACTACTTTTTGTTATAAGTGTTTCATGACTATTAGTTCCAGTTTTAGGAATACTATAAAATAAATTATCATAATTTTCAAAAAATTGAGGAACATCAACAACTGGAGGAGCAGGTGTTGTATTTATAGGAGGAATATAATTTGTTAAAGTTGTATTTACAACCTTATTTATATTATTGCTGTATATTAATTTTTGTGTTGAAACGTTTACTTGAGCCATAATTAAGGAGTTTCAGAAATATAACAAGTTTCAACCCATCCCGCATCTACATATGGGTACACAACTGAACCTGTAGGTATAGGTGTAGGACCTGGAGGTGCATCTGGTGTAGGTAAAAGTATTGGATTTAATATATCACTTGTTGGACCAGAATTTTGAGTAACTTTAAAATTTAAATTATCAGTTAATGTATAAAAATTACCACTTAAATATGTTCTAACTTGAATTTGGTAGTATCTATTAGGTTCAAGTGTATCCATATCTAAATTAAAGAAATTACTTGTATTATCAGCACTTAGTCTAGTACCTGTACTATTAAAAGGAACAATAATATCATTAGTATCTACATCAACAATTTGATACCAAGAATTATAAGGTAAAATTTTATTGTAAGCATACAATGATTGAGTAGTAAATGTTCTAGCTGGATATCTTTCTCTAGCATATACTCTTAATTGTACTTTTTCATTTGATTGAAATTCATTTCTGTTGTTTCCTAAAGTAGCTGTAAAATCTTGATTAGAAAGAATTCTACTGTAACTTTCAGAAGTTAAATTCCATGTTTGATCATTCCAATAAAATATTAAACTTGGAGGATAAATAGTATTTGTGTCTCTACTAAAATAACTTAAATGATATTGGTAAGCAGGATTGTTTTCTGTAGTTGAATCTACATGTAGTATATGACCATAATTAGGAATAAAATTATAATAATGTAATAATACTTGATCTGTTATATTAGCAAATATATCAAATGGGGTATATGTTGAAATTGATTGAGTTGTAGTATAATTTTCGTACCATGAACCACCTCCACTAACTGAACTTGAATAAGATCCTGTAATACCATATGATCCACTAATAGACCAACTTGTGAGAGTTGTTGGGAAAGACCAACTAACTCCATCAACTGTGGTAGGACTATTGGCTAGTCTTCCAGTTCCCATATCCCACGCGTTTCCTACCGGATCTATGTTAATATCTAATTGAGTAGGTAATGAATCTACTTCACTACAATACATTCTTAAATAAGCATTCCATGAACCTGAAGTAATTGTAGGAATAATTTTATTATTAACTACATTTTCTATTTGTTGTTGATCAAAAGCTACTACAATTCTAGAAGGATTGTATTGTGATGTTTTAGAAAGTTCTAGTATTTCGTCAATTCCAGTGTTAGTAGCTGGATATTCTTGATATAATGTAGCGTCTTTAGAAGGAAACAGTTGATAGAATGCCATGTGTTAATAAATATTAAATACTAACAACTCGTCCTAATATATCTTGATCAGGATATCTTATTTCAAAAATCATAGGATCTAAACTAGGATAAAGAATTCCATTTAAATTAGCTCCAGTTAAATCATAAGAATATGGACTATAAGTACCTCCAGATTTATTTACAAATTCAAGTTTTTTAACAGCGGCTACTCCATTTACATTAGCAGCTGATATAATATTTTCAACTTGAGATAAAATAATAGGTTGATTAATTGACCATTTTTGTGTGTCAAAAAATGATTTTAAACTACTGATGGCTCCTGTTAATACTTGTTGAGCATTAAATCCTTGTAGTACTTGTATTTCAAAATTAATACCTATATTAATATAATAAGCGTCTTTAATACTAACAGCATCTGTTAACATTTTAAATTGACTTAAATATGTTTTAAGATTTTGTTTCACTGCTTGATTTGTTTGAGTTAATTTACCATTTATATCAGTAGTTAAAACATAAACACTTAAACCTAAAGGATTTGAATTAAATACAGATGTTCTATCTCTATCAGCATTTAAATTAAGATCTTGAATAACATAAGCTTTAGTAATTGTTCCAAATTCACTAGGCATACTTAATGTTCTAACTAAATAATCAGCTTGAGTTACGTTTCTTAATTGAGTAGGAAAATTAGCTAAAGCATTTAATCTAATTTCTTCAATTGTATCACCAGGTCCTCCTCCTGTAGATCCAACATTATTATTAAATCTAATTGAATTTAAAATAGTTTGAACAACAGATGAATTTAAACCATAACTGTCTATTTGAGGATTTACTAAAGAATTAATATTAATATCATTAGCAGGAACATTACTTTGAGCTCCATAACCAGTTAAATAAGTGAAAGTTAAAGTTGTATTTACAGGTGATTGACCATATTCGTTTGTAAAAAAGAAATTAGCTGGATCAAACGCTGTATTAAATTTACTAATACCATCTTGTAATCCAATACCTACATTATATGGATTTGGTATAATTAACTCATCAGCTTGTCCTGTTGTTCCAGCTCCAAAACTAATTTCTAAATTAGTATTATCTACAAATTGAGCTGTAAAACGTTTTTGAACTTTTTTAAGCCTTAACATATATGGAGCTTGATCTCTATAATAGTAGTAATTAGGTTCATAAACAGGGATATTATATGTTTTATCTATAATAGTATCTTGAGCTAAATAAGGAACTTGATACCAAGTATTTTCATCACTGTCAGTAACATTTAAAATTTTAACAATATTAGTATCATTTAAAGTAACTTTACTAAATTGTTGAATATTAGTAAAACTAAAATTTTGTGTTTTTACTTGACCTGAGTATGCTTGTACTTGTTTTTTAAGTACATAAAATTCAGGATTATTAGTTCCTGAGTAGTAACTATAAATACTTACATCAGTTGGATCATTTGAACCTGAGTAAGCAAAATCAACTAGATTTTCTGTTAAGAATAAAACATTAGGTTGAGAAGTACTTTGTACTTGACTTTGTTCTGGTATTCTAGTAGTATATCTATAATCAGGTAAGAAATTATTAGAAGCATCTGATGGTACTAGTTGATAAACATCTAATACTACAGTTGATGATTTAGCTATAACAGGATTGTATCCTAAACTATAAGCTATAGGAAGTATATTTTTTGTTTCTTTAGCTTCTAATAATAAAGTTTCTTGAACTTGAGTATCAGTATAAAAACTAAGTACATCACCTACATAAGCAGCCAAATCACTAAACATATTACCTGGTGAAGAGGGACCAAAATCACTATAATTATTATAGTTGTTTTTTATGTAATCAGTTAAAGCTTGTTTTAATTGATTAAAATCTTTATTTAAATATTGTATACTCATTATATTACATTAGTTGTTAAAGCTATATTTAATTCATCTTGTTGATTATTTATACTATAATTTACATTTATATAAACAATATTATTATCAGAAGTAGCGGTGACACTATTTACTATGATATTTTGAACATATGCTTGAATACCTTCTTTTAAAGAATACTCAATATTGTCTAAATTAACATTGGGTTCAAATAATAATTGTCTTATTCCACTTCCAAATGAAGGATTAAATAAAGATTCACCAGGATTAGTTAGAATATAATTTATAAGTTGATTTTTAACTTGAGATAATGTAGTATAAGTTGAAGTGAAAACACCATTTTCAGTAAATTGAACACCTATTCCAATTTCTCGTTTTATAGTAGTATTACTAGTTACATCAGCATATGTATAAATATTTCTAACTGACATTATAATAATCCTTTATTTTTCATTGTTGACATCATCGCTGTAAAATCAGGAACTTCTGCTACTGATTGAATCATTTCTGGTGATGCTACTTTAGGAGCATTATTTAACATTGATTCTACTGAAGATGGTTTTGTTTTTCCCAAATCCATTTCAAAAGATTGATTATTTATAGATTGAAAATTGGATGCATCAGCTGATGTAAAGTTTCCTACTGAGCGCCAATCACTTTGAGCAGTTTCATTTATTAAATCTTCTAAAATATTACCTGTAGATACAAGTTTTTTAGTTTTAGGAATATTTTCTAACACATTATTAAGTGGTTTTTTTACTTCTTGTAAAGGCTGTCGTTGTAATTCTTCTCTAATAGCAGAGCGAATTTCTTTTTTCACAACTTCACGAATAATTTGTATAAATTCAGTTTTATTCATATAATATAAATATTAAATTATAAAGGGGGTGTTAATTTAGTTTTTAAATCTTGTAATGCGGTATTATTTTGCTGTTGATTAATAAAAGTATCAACTTTATTAATAATATTATTTAAACTTTGTTGTTGGCTTTGATTTATTTTACCAAAGTAAGTAATATTATCTTTTAAAATAACTATTTGTTCATATGCTTTATTTAAATCATTTATTTGGTTTTGAAAACTTTCACTTTTAGTTAATAATTCAGCTAATGCTTGACCTGTAGTTATATAAACTGAACTAGGTATTGATAATTCTGCTAATATTACTAATGCTTGTGCTTCTTTTCTTTTCTTTTGAATGTTTTTTATTAATAATAAAGCTGAAATTACTAATTGACTAAATTCTACTACTTGTTTTAAACTTAAATTATTTACAAAATCATCAAAATTAGTAATAGGTTTGTCATTACTTAGTCTAGTAGTTACTTTATTTGTTTTATCTAATAAAGATTTAACTATAGATTCTACATTTTTTAATGCTGCTATTGTTTGTTGGTTAGCAATAGGAACTTGAACTATAGTTCCATCACCTAATTTAACAGTAGTATTAGTATTTATTTTTCTTAAAATACTATCAACTTGTTTTTCAAGACTTAAAATTTGACTATCAATTTGTTGTTGTAAAGTAATAATATTTAATATAACAGCATTAGTTGATTTTAAAATTTTAGATGTAAGAGGTGTACTATTTGTTGTACCAGCTTGATTTGATTGATTGTCTGTAGATGTTGTTACTCCTAATTCTTCAGCTAATCTAGCTTTTGTAATATCTATTACAACTTGACTTACCCATGCTGCTAAACTAAAAGCTTTATTTAAATCAAAAGAACTACTTTTAACTCCTGAATTTAAATTATTCATTTGTTGAGTTAATTTGTCCACAGATTCTAATAAAGTATTTTGAGAATTATTAGTATTTTGAGTATACTGTTTCCTTACTGGATTTAATGGTTTAGCTACATTGATTTGTTTACCTTGTAATGCTATTAATTCTTCTATTGTTGCCATTATACAGTATAAGTTATATTAGATTTAAACCTACTCATTTTTTGTTTAATAATTTCTGTTTTAGCTTGAGTGATAGTTTTTAAAACAGCCTGACCTTGAGGAACATAAGCACCAGGAGTACCAACAATTTGATTTAATAATTCTAAAATTTCATTTAAAATTAATTCTAGTTGATCTCCTTTAACTACTGGTTCTAATTTATCAACAGTATTTTCTTTACCAAAATCTATTCTTGGACCATTAATCCAAACTTTATTTTGAGTATTATCTCCATCTATACTTCCTACATCAATATAAAGACCTTCTTTAGCACCTAAATGAATATAAGTATTAGAATTTAATTTAATATCAGTATTTGATGAAATTAATTCTAATTTTTTTGATTTTATTATTATTTTATCATTCATTATTTAGTATAATTAAGTATAGTATCATCTACATTTACTTTTTTATTTAAAGCTATACCTAAAGTATAAGCTACATTTCCAGCATATGTTGTTGGATTATTTCCATCACTCCAAGGAGCATATATATTATAAAATTGTCTAAATGTAGGAGGATTACCGTTTTTAGATGAATAATTTGGCATTGATTTTGATATTGGTTTGTAAGGTATATTATTATCTTTATACCAATTATTATCTTTATCTATAAACCAATTTATCCATTTAGTTCCAGTATCATAATTTAATCTTACGTCATTTCCATTAAATAATTGTATTATGCTATTCATCATAGCTGTCCATCCTTTATCATATGTACTAAAATTAGCAAATAATCCCAAATCACCAATATTTTTTTTTCCTAAATCTCCTCCACCTCTTAGATTACCAGGATTATGAAGTAAATGTTGTGTACTACTAGGTAGATTCCACCCTTCTTGAGTAGCTGTTATCGCAGCGATTACTTTTAAACCTTTAGAATATTTATTTAAAGACGGAAATGAATTTATATTATTTAAAGCTTTTTCATAATTTAATTTCATTAGTTTACCCCATACTGGAGGTGGATTTACCTCAGAAGGTTTAGTTGGTAACCTACGTTTAGATCTAACACTTATATTACCTATTGGTCCTATTTCTGTTGGATTTCTAAGTGCTTGTGAAATTTGTCTTTGTTCTTCATCAGAAATTCCTATATAATAATCTTCTAAAATAGATCCAGTATTATATAAGTTAAACAATTCAGCTTCAATATCAGGAAGAAATAATTCTTCATTTAAAATTAATTCTGGAGATTGAAGAATAGATTCAGTTACATTAGATATTGTATTTAATTGAATAGATTCTGTGGCATTTACTACTGAAGATGGTGAATTTTCTTCAGTTATTAATGGTGTAGTATAACTTGTATCAATAGAAGTTTGATTGAAATTTATGGTATGAAAATTATTAGAAGGAAAAACAGTAATTGATTGTATATTAGGAGTATTTTCATCACTTATTATACCAAAAAAAGAAGGTGAAGTATCAGCATCTACAGAAGCCATTGATTGAGATGTTTCACTAGGTACTCCAATGAATATATTATTAGTTTCATCAATACCAATATAAGCACCCCCATCACCTTGTATTCTTGTAGTACCAGGTGAAACTTTTATAAATTTACTATTTATTTCATTAGCCATTAAACAAATCCATTAAGTGAATTTTGATAATTTTTAGTATTTATATTAACTGTTTTTTCATTAGAATTATTTCCAGGAACACTTGGATCTAAAATTTTATTTGTATTTAAATTATTCCAAACATTTACAGCTCGAACATATCCAAATACTCGTCTTGAAGATTTATTACTATTAGAAAATTCTTTAGGAGTAGGCATAAGTTTTAATTCAACAATTTCTCCTATTTTAGGAAATCTTGAAATATTAGCATCATATGGATAATATCTGTTATTTGATCCTGAACCTAACTCTGATTTACTGTAATTAGTTGGACTAAGAGTTTCAACAGATATAGAATGATCATCATATAATACTGTTACTCTATATAAATTTAAATCATTATTATTTTGAGTATTAGTATTACCATAAGAGTTATTATAACTACTTATAGTTGAACTAGGAATTAATATCCCTCCAGTATTTATTCCACCTATACTTGGCATATTATTCTATTCCTAAACCGTCTAAACTTTCAAATAATAATTGTTTGTCTCTTTCAGACATTACTCCACCGTTGTCTTCAATTGCTTTAGCACCAACAGCTTCTATTTTTTGGATAATACCTAAAAGTTTTAGTAAAACATCATCATTTTTAATACTTAAATCCATGTATTCCTTAATTAAAGGAACCATCATCACAGCATCTCCAGAGTCATTAATCATGTCTTTTAATTGCATAATTAATCCACTAAGTTTTTCTTGCTTATCTTTTTTGTCTTTATAAGCTTCTTCCATTAACTTAGCTATAGTTTTTCCTTTGAAAATTTCTTTATTGTAATCCATTTACGATAAATATAGATTTATTGAAGTTTTTTAACCACACCTGTAGTTTGATACTGACTATAAAGATCAACATACAATACTTTCATTCGTTTAATAATTTTAGTTATTTGAGTTGTATCACAGTCAATCATTTCTTTAATAAAGATATAAAATGCTTTTTTATTGAAAATATCTATATTTTCTCTTTTACGGAATATTTCTAAAACTGCGTCAACTATTTTTTGATCTTTGTCTTTAGGAAATAATTTATCTATATAAGTTTCAATATACATAACATAAACATCTATAAAATCACTTAAATCTGTGTTTTTTTCTTGAGCAACAAATTCTTTAGATACTTCTTTATCATCATTAACTTCATCAACATCTGAATGTGATTTTAATTTTTTATAATTATTTTGATTATTAAATATAAAATAACGTTTAGCTATAGTTCCAAAGTAACTGTATGCTTTTCCTTTACCTGGTTTGAATTTTTTCAAACGTTCTAATAAGAAAATAATAGCATCATGTTGTATTTCAGGAATACTGTAATTATCTGTATAGTAGTATTTGTAAGTATGAATTAAATTTTCTGTTAATTTAGTGAAAGCATAATGAATTCTTTCTCTGTATATTTTATTTCTTAAATAATCGTCTTCAGTAATTAAGTATTCTATAATAGCGTCTTCAGTGTCTTGAGTAAAATAATTTCTACTCTTTTTTGGTTTACGTTTTCTAAGTGTTCCTTTTTTAGTGTATATGTTTGGATCTAAAGTACTCATTATTTAAAGTTTTTTAAGGTCTCATTCAATTCCTTCAAATCAATCCACATTTGACCTATATAATCATTAGCTCTAAATAAATTTTGCTGATCAATTACATCAAATGTTTTAGTAATTTGATCAATAGATTTACGAGTTGTTTCAATATACTCAGCTTGTTGTTGAGCTATTTTTTCTAATTTTTCGTTTCTACGGTACTGGGTAATAATGATATAAACCATTATACTTAAAATCCACAGTCCAATATTAATTATCCAAACCATATTATAGATTTTTTAACATGTCAGCAAAAGTATTGTTTTTAGAACCTAAATTTCTAATAGCTTTTTCTTGACTTGATTGTTTATTTACTGTTTTCACTTTTTCTTGTTTAGGAACTTGAAAACTATCTAACCACTCATTTTCAAATTCTACTCTAGCTGCTAATAAATCAGCCTGATGTAAAATAAATATTAAACTAGTACGAGGCTTAGTTTCTGGAGACCAAGATTTTAAGTAAGGTTCATTAGCTGGATCATAAAGACCATCATGTAATTTAATTGTTAATGTTTCATTTTGAGTCATTTTAATTCCTAATTCGTTTAACAACCAAATACCTCTATCAGGAACAGACATATAAGTTAATTTTTGATTAAACATATACATTTCTCCTAATTTTTCCCTACGCCATTGATCAGTATTATCTAATACTGCTGGATTTTCTAAGTCTCCAAATTTTCCTAAGTCGTGATTAATAGCACTAAACACTAATTCTTCAGTACTATAAGTATCTTTAACACCAAATTGTCTCCATACTTTATCTAATTCTAAAGCGGCATCTACTACTCTAAGTACATGATCAATGTATCCTCCCTCGAAACAGTTGTGATATTCACGCTTGTGACTCGCTGGCATTAAACAAAATCGTTCCTCATACTTCTGATAAAAACCTAATAATTGTTCTTTTCGAGGTGAGGATACGTATTGATCTATAGTTGAGAGAAAACGATTCCAATTTTCTAAAATTTGTTCTGGAGTTAATTTGATGTTATTCATTATTGATTGAATTCTGGTTCGTTATTGATATAAGTTCTTGCTTGATCAATAGCTGAATGTAGTTGGTACATTAAACGTGCCATGTCTTCTTGATCACGTTGGTTTGAAGGTCTTGTTTTAAGGAAGAATTCTAATCCCTTTGCTGAGGATTCAATTGTGCTTAAAATTTCTTGATATTGTATTCTGTATCTCATAGATATGATGTTAATTGTTTATAAACTGATTTGTTAGTATCAAAGTCTTGAATAGTTAAGATTTTAGGTTCTGGATAAGTAATACAAATTATAGGATAAGTATTAGTTTGAAGTGTTTCTTCTAACATGTCTGCTATATCTGAGTGTTTAGTATTTAAACAGTCAAATGTTTCATAGCTCCATCCATCAACCATTAATTCATTTTCTAATGACTTACAAACAGCACAGTTAGAAAGTTTAAATAGAATGATTTGAGGATCAAATTCACTACCATTTTTTAGTTGGTATTGTTTAATAGTATCTATTAGTTCTATCATAATTATAGTATAATAAAGTTTTTTAAGAAAGCCAAGTTTATATAATATTATAGGTACCTACTTCAAATAATGTTATTTCATTTTTTTTCTGGTATGTGATGTATTTTTGTTCATTTAATGTTTTTACATAGTATCTTTTATGGTTATAAAATTTTCCTATTTTAACTTTATAATAAGGTCGATCTATGTTTTCTGGATGATAATATATATTGTATCCATCAATTTTTACTAATTCACTGATCCATTTTTTAACGCTTTCAATATCTACATTACTTGACATAAGACTAGTATAAGGAAAAAAAGGTAGGAAGCCAAACTCCCTACCAAAGTATTTTACGGATAAATGATAAATTTATCTAATTCCTGCCATTCTTTGTAGTCTTTCAAACAAACTATTATCAGCATCATCTGCGGTTTTGTCTTGTCTCATTTGACTAAACATACCTTTTAACTGGTTTGTTTGGTTAGTATCTACTCTATTATTAATAACATTAGTAATTAGTTTAATAAATTCTTCATTAGGTAGTTTATAAACGTCTTGTAAGAAGTCGTCTCTTTCATCTGGTGTAACATTACTTTCAAGTTTATTGATTAAATCAAATAAATTTTTACTAATCATTTGGCCATAAGCTAAGTCTTCAGGTTCATTAGATAATTTATCTACTTTACCTACTACTTTTTCACCTCGTTCTAAGTTGTTGAAACCAAATAAACTAATGATTTCATACATTCCTTTTGTAATTTCATGAATCAACACAGCAAAATTTACTGCTCTTGCTTTAATAATCCATTTTTCTTTTTCAAAATCCCAAAATACACTTTCAGCACCTACACTACTTTCTTTACTACCACCCATTCTTTGAGCGTTTTGTTTACCTTGACTAACTACAAAATCAATCATATCAAGAGAAGCTTGGTTGATGTCTCTGTATTTGTCACTTAAATTATCACCTATAACGTCTAAGTATTCTTGTTGTAAATAATGTGCTGTTTTACTTCCTATTGCTCCACCTGCTGTAATACTATTGATAATACGTCTTTTTTTCATATCACCCATAATATCTTCTTTTTCAGTATCGTCTAAGTCTTCAATGTCTTCTTCATTTGGACTGTCAGGTTGTAAAGCGTCTTGTACTTGACTTTGAGAAACTATTTGAGCGTCAATTTCAATAATATCTTGATTAGATTTCAAATAAGGATAAGCTTCGTATACTACTGATTTAGCTAAATCACTTAAAACATCTTCATATCCTCTTTCAATTCTAGCAATTTGAGGAGCAAGTTGCATCATTGTTTGCATTGATTGCATTGGATTTTTACCTTGCATTCTTTGAGTGACACTGCCTTTTAATTTACCTACAGTTTCAGGATCAAAGATTTTTTCATAGTCAACCTCATGTAATTTATTAAATTCAGATTTGTATCTAGCTACAATTTTATCCATTATGCCTTCACCAACTGGGCCTGGTTTTGGACCATCTTTTGGAGCTTGATGAGGTCTTTCTTTAGTTTTAGTTTGAGCTTTAGGACTAGGTGTTGGACTAGTACTAGGATTTGGAGTACTTCTTCTACGAGGTTCAGGTTTTGTTTTAGGAGCACCAGGCATTACGTCTGGTTGAGGAGCTCTTTCAGGTCTAGCTGGCGCTGGTTGAGCAGGACTTTCATTTAAAAGATTTCTAAGTTTAATCATGATGTGGTAATAAATATTATTTAATCTGCAGGAAGTAGCTCTTTATGTACTATACTCATGTCTTCAATTTCATCACCTTCTTCAAAATTAGGATCAGTATAAATTATATGAGGTTCATATCCTTCATTCAACATAAAGTCCCACCAGTCAAATTCAATAGTATCAACCCATTGGTTTAAAGCTTTTACATCTAGAGGACTTCCTAAAAATGGTTTAAAATCATAAGAATAATTTTCTAATTCATTAATATTAATAATTTTATCAGTAGTCCATCTTAATTCTTCACTAGCATTATTAGTATTATCAACTGAAAAAACTTCAGCTTCAATAACTACTCTTATGTTTTTATCATATTCATTCCATTCATCAGGTGCTACTACATCAAATTCATCATCTACTTTTAAAAGTTCACTTAGTTTAGTAGTAGGAGGTTCTATAACATAACCAGGATTTAGTCTTCTTTGAAGTGTACTTAAAGGTATTGTTGTTATGTATGGAGTATTTGGAACAAAAATATCTCCTGTATCTCTTTTAAGTATTTTTCCTTTTTCAATTTTAACTCTATTATCTTCAAATCCAATGATTTTATAAGCAGTATTACCACCAGTTCCTAAATGTTCATTAGTTAAAATGTCTCCTGTAGTGAGTACTTTAATGTCCCATTCTTTAGGTGCATCAACATCGAACTCATCTTCATCTACTTCATCTAAAGTACTTGGTTTACTAATTTCATATCCTGGTTTTAAAATACTTTGTATATCTGATAATTTCATAGTAAATTTAAGTGGTGACCATTGTGGAAGTTTCAACTGTATTCCCTTGAATTCATTATAAATATCTGTAATTTCAGTTGGATATTTTTTCATCAATTTTAAAATTTTAGGAATATTCTCTATGTAAGTATCAATTTGAGCTTTAGGTTCAATCATAAAAGGCTCAATTATATCACCTATTCCTAAATTAGTGGTATCCCATTCTTTAGGTGCTTCTACATTAAACTCATCTTCATCATCAAGTAATTCATTTAAACTACTACCAAAATTCTTTTCAGGACTAATTGTATATGGTTCTATTAATTTATGATTCCATTCTTCAATCCAATGAAAGTCATCAGTAAATGGTAGATCATGTCCATCTTGATCTACAAACACAGTATTAATTAAAATTCCATCTCCATGTCTTTGTGGCATTATTTTTTTAATTTTAGTATTATTTTTGTAAAATCTATAATCAATAGGTAATTTAGGTTTTATCATACTAGGTGTAATAATATCTCCTGCTGTTAAGTATTCTTTATTCCAGTCTACAGGTGCTTCAACATTAAATTCATCTTCATCTACTTCATTTAATTTATTAACAACTATCTTATATCCTGGTTTTAAAAGTTTATTTATTTCTTCCATTTGAGTACCTAATTCACCTCCAGTAGGTGATTGAATAAAAATTGAAGCATCACTACCTACACGACTAGCATACAGTTCTAAAATTTTCCAATCTTCAGTAGGATCATCAATGTAGTCTTCCAATTCAGGATTATTTAAATCCCACATTTCAGGAGTAATAGTATCATCTAAACTTAATTGTTGGTAATCCCAATCACGAGGTGCCTCAACAGACCATTCATCTTCTACTTCATTTACTTTACCAACTATTTTAACATCAAAATCAACACCATCCCATTCATTGTCCCAATCATCACCATATAATTCATCAGGTATTTCTTCAACAACTTCATTTTGATTTATAAAATCCTGTAAATCATCGTCTCTAAAGTATTTTTCATAAAGTAAATCTTCAATTTGACTTGAATCATAAGGAATATTATCACCAAAATACTTTATTAATTCATCTGAGTTTGTTTTAACTAGTTTTACTTCATCTACTGTAGCTTCATCATCAGTTTCAATATTGAAAAAAGTATATGTATTAGACATTCTAATTTCAATGTCAAAATTGTCCCAATCTTTAGGAGCTTCAACTGACCACTCGTCTTCATTTTCATTCATATTGTCAGGTACTTTAATTTTATATTCAGATTTTAAATCTCTTTCAACACTGTCTAACCACCAACTACCAACAGACTCACCATTAGGTTTTGTTAAAGATACTATAGCACTTGGGTGAATTGGGCGAGTATAAATATTTTTAATAATTTTTACATCATAATCATCCATCCAATGGTCAGCTAATTCTTCAGTTTTAAACATATCCCAAGTAACCTCATCACCTACTCCTAGTTCTTTTACATTCCAATCGTCAGGTGCTTCTACATTAAACTCGTCTTCAGATTCATATAATGCTTCATCATCTACAACTCGATACTTACGTTTTAAATATTTATTTAAAGTACCTGCGTTAATATGAGTTCCTCTTCCTTTTACATCAGTAAGATACAAATATATTCTTGGATTACTTTTCTTACCTATGGTTATAGGTTTTGAAACATCAATACTAGAAAACATCCATTGTGCATTAGGTTTCCACATTTCAGGTGTAATAGTACTTCCTACAGTCAATTCTGTATTGTCCCATTCTTTAGGTGCTACCACATTAAATTCATCAGTAGATTCTCTTAGTTTTTTAAGATTATAAATTTGATATTCTGGTTTTAAACTATTATTTAAAAGATCTATACTAATAATTGTTTCATCACCTGGGGTTGATAAATAAACATGATCTAAATCATCTAATGGTAGATCTTCAATAGTCCAAGTAGATTGTTTCATATTATTTAAAGTTTTTTTTATAATCCTACTACCAGGTGTTTTAAGTTTAATATCTGTATTCCACATATTAGGAGTAATACGATCACCTATATTTAATGTACCCCAATCATCAGGTGCTTCAACATTAAACTCGTCTTCAATAGATTCATTTAAGTCATTAGTAATTCTATATTCAGGCTGTAAACAATTATTTATTTCATTTATAAAACCAAATATCATCTCACCATACACATCATTATTTCTTAAGACTACTTCATTTTTACGAACAACTGTAATTAACCAAGGTATTGAAGTTATGTCTAAACCTGTTTCCCAATTCCAGGTATCAGTAAACTCACTTTCAATATTGGGTATCCACATTTCAGGTGTAATAATACTACCTACTGTTAACATTTCCACATCCCAATCTTGAGGTGCGTCAACAGTAAAATCTTCAGTAGATTCATTTAAATCTTGTTTTTCTAAAACGGTTCCATCAGATAAAACTAATACATAACCTGGTTTTAAAATTTCTAAAAAGTCAATTGTATACATTAAAATATAATTATGATCTTCATCATCTGTTATTTTATATTTTAATTCAATGTATTCTTTATCTAACTTCCAAATCTTTCCTACATTTAATTCTATAATCTTTTCTTCCCACCAGTATAAATTATTTTCAGGAATATTAGACATATCTACCATTTCAGGAGTAATAGTACTACCTTGTTTTAATTCAATATTATCCCAATCTTTAGGTGCTTCAACAGACCATTCATCAGACTCATTTAATTCTTTAGTAATTTCAAATCCTGGTTTTAGTACCGTATTGATAAAATCTAAACCAAACATTCTAGAATATTCATCATTTATAGCAAATCTAACATTTCCAACTTCAGTAAATCGAAGAATTTCCCAAGGTAAATCTAACCATTTTCTTTCTTCATCGTCCCACCAATCAAATGCTTTAATAGCTTTTTCACGATCCCACATTTCAGGTTTAATAATACTGCCTACTGTTAAGTATTCTTTATTCCAATCATCAGGTGCATCAACATTAAAGTCGTCTTCAGATTCATTTAAATTAGTTATAACTTTGTATTTAGGATCTAATAAATTATTAAAATCAGTTAATGTGTATACATTTTGAATATTAGAGTTTACACCAGTGAAAATCACATATACTTTTCCACGATCGTCTTTTAAAATATCATCAATTATTTGATTTTCAGTAGGATCATCAATCCAATCATCTATAGAGTTGTAGTCAGGACCTAAATTTTGATTCCACATAGTAGGAGTAATAGTACTACCAGCTCTTAAATCAGTAGTATCCCAATCGTCAGGCGCGTCAACAGTGAAGTCTTCTTCAGTAGACTCGTCTAATTCCTCATCCACATTGTATTCTTTCCATTCTTCAAAGTCTTGAAGTATTTGTTCAGGTGAAATGTTTTTAAATCCTTCTAAACTATCGCCCCAATTCCTCATCCATATAAAGTAGTAATCAATGTATTCTAGGTCAATTCCAGCGTTTATTAAAATAGGTCTAGCCCAGTTTTCTAAATCAGTATAATCTTCAGTATTACCATTAAAATTCTCGTAGCCCCATTCCTCAGGAGCGTCAACAGTAAAGTCTTCTTCCTTACTTTCACTTAAATTCCCTGGTACACTAAATTGAAATCCAGGTTTTAAGTAAGTTTGATTAAATTTATCAACATCAATAACCTCATATTCTCCATTTCTATCCTGAAGTTGCACATTATCATCACCAAATACTATAGATTTATAGTATTTTACAATTAATGGTTTAGTAATATCAACATAAAGACGGTTTGTGTTAGTATTATGTTGCCACATATTAGGCATAATTAGGTCTCCGTCTTTTAAATCAATAGTGTCCCATTCATGAGGTGCGTCAACAGTAAAGTCTTCGTCTTGTTCATTTAAGAACAATTGTTTTTCTTTCCATTTATGTAAATCAAAAACCTTTTCCATTTATTTTTCTTCTATTAATAATTCTCCTAATACTTCTAAACGTCCCATTTCAATTTGAAATTGGCTTTGAGTCATACCTAAGGAAATACTTTTTAAAGTTTCTTCAAATTCTTTTTTAGCAGTTTCTTTATCTAATTTATTAGCTGCTGCTTTTTTATAATAGGGTAATTTAACTTTATAGTGTTTATAAGTTAATAATGATAATCCACCTGCTTTTAAGGTAGTATCAGCAATTTTTTCAGCACCTTTTAATCTAGTACTAGCAAAATTTTCAATAGATTGTTTTGCTTCAGTTAGTAGTTGAGTTAATTTTATCATTTTGTTTTGCCCCAAGTTTTACCTTTACCTTTTCTTTTACAACCACTAGGAGTAGGTCTACAAGCAGGATACTTACTACGTGTCTCACCTTTTTTTCTACCACAAGACTTATAACCTCCTTTTCCATCGGGTGCGTTACAATCTACCCAACCGGTTTCTTTACCTTTAGGGCCTCGACGTTTGAACCATTTATGAAGACTTTCGTCTTCGTTTAATTGTTGACTTTTAATTATTTGGTTGTATTTATGGTTTCCTAAAGATTTTTGAATTTCATCCCAATTTTTTTTAAAATTATTTAAAATATCTTGAGAAACTTCCTTCCAATTACTCCAAGTATTTTTATTTTCTGGTGTTACAATTGAAACTAAATTAGGATTCCATTCACCTCCAGATTGTGCTCCTTCAGGTGTATTAACTATTTTAAAAGTTTTACCATAATTTTCATTCCAATTAATATAATTTCTAGTATCTTCTTTTAAGTCTTTCCATATTTTACCTCTACGACATCTAACCACAGCCCCAGACTTATATGCTGATGGTTTGTCAAACTTACGATCAGCTATCCTAAGACACCTGTCACGTTTAGTTTTTTCTTCAAGAAGAATTTGGTTTAATATGTTTGTAAGTTTAATCATTTTACATTGAAATTTTTAACAAAATTTAATTTACCACTATTAATATAATCGAGTATACTATTATCAAAATATGTTATTCTATTACTGTCTTCTTTACCCCAATTAATTCCTCTTTTTATTTCCTCTTCAGTAATAGTAGTATCTATTTTAATTATATATTTTGGATCTAAATATCCTCCTTTTGATGAAAATATTCTTTCTTCATAAAATACATCTTTAACAGGTGATTTATTCCAATCTAAACCACTATTTTTTACCCATATATTTTCTACACTAATAGGTCTTATTAAATATCTTTCTGAAATTTTATTACCATCTAATGTAATTCTAACTTTAGCTTCCAATTCATTATAAAACTTATGTCCTGTGTAGTCTCTTGTAGTAGATATATAAAATGTATCTTTATATTTATCTAATTCTGTATTATCTGGAGCAAACCGTAAACCATTTTTAAGTATATTAAGTATAGAACTATCATAAGTAAAATGATATAAATTACCTACTTGTTTACTTTCATTAATTTGATTTAATATGTTTGTAAGTTTAATCATATTACCACTTTCTACAAGACCAATAGTTTGCTTTATGTCTTGGTCCTGGATTACTACAGTTGTGTCTTGCTCTGTAAGCTGCCCTACGTTTTGGATTATTTTTCTTAATAACCATTCGTTTGCCTTTAGCAGATGTACCTCCAAAGCCAAAGTTAACTTTAACTACTTTACCTTTAGGATTTTTAACATACACCTTAAACTTCTTAACATCACCTTGCATAGGCTTGCCTAGTTGGACCTTACGGCCTTTGTATTCTGCTTCTCTTAAACAAGTTCCACAGTCAGTAGACTTATATTCTCTCATAAATTGAATAAACGAACGAACATCATTAATGTTTTCAACATCGTATTCTTCAATTTCATTAGTAATTAATTCAGTTAATTTTATCATTTACGATAAATATGTAAAAAAGACTTGGTTTTGTAAGATTTTTGTATTATACTATATTTAGATAAAGTAATGAATTACACAGAATTTCAAAAGAAAACAAGTGAAATAGTAAAGTTAGATTATGAGATGACTAAGATGGTGTTAAGTGGTTTTAAACCCTCCTACGGAGATATGTTTCAAAATCACAGAGACAGGATTTTAGAATTAAGAGTACAATTATTTCCAAACTCAGTTTGGGCATTAGGCATAAAAAATGGAAATTAAAAGTATTACATACAAAGAAGTAGAAAAAGTATTTGGTAGTTTAAAACCAGACTTACTAGATGAATCAGCAAAGTACTATGGTTGTTGGATTAAAGATGAATTAGTAGGTATTGTTTCGTATGTTGAACATCCTACAGTAGTGTATCTTTGTCATGCTTATGTTAAAGAAGAACACAGAAGTAAAGGCATATATAAACTCCTATGGAACTACAGAGACTCAAAAGTAAAAGAAACAAATAAAACAGTGTATGCCCACTGTAATGTAGACAGTTTAAAGTATTTTATTAATAATGGATACATAATTGAAAAAGCATTATTTAAAGTAGTAAAACAAAATTAAATGAAAAAATATATATTAGTATTAGTCTTTAGTCTCATTAGTCTGAGTTTATACAGTCAGAGAGACAGTGTGTTTGTTAACATGGGTATTTATAAAACCATGTACAGTGAAGTTAAACAACAACCATTGTGGTCAGAATACACAGTCCTTTGTACTGATGGTAAAGCCTCAAGAGTAGGAATGGATTTTTACACTGTAAGTGGTTATATTACATCTGACAATAACGACTATGTAAACAATGTTTACGACAAAGGTCATATGGCACCTGCTGCTAGTTTTAATTGTAGTAAGGAAATACTATTGAAAACGTTTTCGTACTTAAATTGTTGTTTACAAAACGAAAAACTTAACAGAACTGTGTGGAGAGTATTGGAATTACACGAGAGAAACTTAAGTATGACAGGCAATGTGAAAGTCAAAATTGTTTGTACATTTACACAACAAAATGTACTCCCAACAGGTGCTTGGGTACCAACGGGTTTTTATAAGTTTATTTATTTTAATGGTGAATTAATGGAAAAGTACTACTTTCCTAACGTAGTTCCTACTAAGAAGACTTACTCTGAGTATATATTCTAGTAGATAAGTATATACTGGTCGACCTAAAGTACTTTTGTTCAAAAGGAAAAAGTTGGATTTGTGGAAATTGAAGTAAGGTTTGGAATATAAGTATATACAAGGCCGGGTGGGCTAAAAGTCGTTTTATGTGTAAAAGTTCATAACACCAGCCTCACAACCAAACACACGCGTGTATTGACATCGGTTCGGCGTGGGTACTGTATCGCACCAGTAGTGTGACACACACGTACCGTATACGCACACAAAAAAAGAAAGAGCAGATCTTGCCCTTTCTCTTACCACGATTCGATATCGTATACGTTTATCAATCTTGCTTAACCATTTTCGGTCTACCTAATTTTAGTGTACCATTTTCACGCATTGTTTGTTTACGTTTAAATTCTAACTGTTTTCTTGAATTTGGATCAACTGGACGGCCTTTACGACCTGTCAATACACCTTGACTACGTAGTTCAGCTTTACGTTGTAATTCTAATTGACGATTACTGTTTTCAACTACCGGGCGGCCTTTCTTCAGTAGGCCCTGTGAGCGCAATTCAGCTTTCAATTTCAATTCAATTTGTCTTTTACTACCTTGTACTACTGGACGGCCTACTTTGTTTTTAGTTTGTGTGTTCATATTTTTTTATCTTATTTATCTTATTATACTATAATATAACTTGCTTGCATAAGTAAATCTAAAATTTCGTACAGTGTTTTTGTGGGTAGTGTTACTATAAAATCTAAGGCACCATACTACGCACACGGAAAGTACTCCATAACGAAGTACCAACATAATATAAAAAGACACACTAATATACATAGTGGTACTCAGGGCAGTCTAACTAAATTTGTTTAGATAATCAATTGCATGCTGGAGTTTATTAGTGTCGTCTTTGAACTTGCCTAAGCCTTGATTGCAGTTTATGCATAATAAGCCTCGTACCTTACCTGTAGTATGGCAATGGTCAACATGTGGTTGAGTCATTATATCCCCACATACGGCACATTTTCCCTGTTGATCAGTTAACATATTATCATATTGTTCAGGTGTAATGCCATAGTGTTTATTCAGTTTATATTTTTTATATTTAGTAGAATCATATTCTCCATTCACACATATCTTGCAATATAGGTGTAAACCATCTGATTCATCTGTTTTATTACCATACTCAGTTAGTGGTTTATTTGTACCACATTTTTTACATTGTTTCATTTGTAATCAGGATAGGACTCGAACCTATATTGTTGAATTACCCAGCTTCAACTGCTTAAGTATAGCGTCTACCACGAGCGTGGACACCACGCTCCATTCCGCCACCTGACTATATATTACTTAATGTAAGTGTTCTTACTACGATTAAGTGTTTTAACTACATTACGGTATATTAATACCATAATAACTAATTCTACGATTCCAAATACATACATCATACTATAATATAACATCAGTCCTCGTAATTGACAGTTTTTAACATATTATTGTGATAACAATCATCAAAATCTAATAGTAATACATAGTACATTTCATTATGTAATCTCAAACCTTGACTTTCATAATCAGCTACTTTTTCTTTAGACATTGTTTTGCCCCTCTTTGTTCTCACCTTACGGTTAATTATTCTAAATACATCTTTTTCACTTATGTATTTTGTACTATTGAACGTTTTAATGTCACACATTGTATCTTTTATACTTACTATCATAACTTTTTATCTTATATAATATAACTTACTTTACTAACTTAATCTAATTCTTTATAAACAATCTCAACAATCATTTTATAATCTTTTAATTCTACACTATAACCATCACTATAACATATTCCCTCACCAATATACTCACTTAAACTATTAAAACTAAAATCTAAATCAAACCAACTTTCATCTCTCAAATCCCAAATATACTCTATAATTTCTCCATCTTCATAAGTATCCCAATCACCATTTTCTCTATTTTCAATTAAACTATAAATGAAAAAATCAAATTTATTTTTTAAATCTAAAACCTTATTTAACATACTATAATATAACTTATTTACCTAACTTAATCTACTACTTCAAATACACTTTCATCACCACCACTCTTAATATATTTCCAATTTAATTCAACATAATACATTTCACTACCATCATCAATATATTTCCATAAAAACTCAATATAATCTTTCTTTTTTATATTTTTACCTACTTTAAAAGTACTTAAAAAAGTATTTAAAATACTAGTACTTTCTAAACTTTCAATAACTTCTTTTACTAAATTATAATTATTTTTTATCATACTATAATATAACCTATTACTCCAACTTATTCTACTACTTCAAATACTCCTTTTTTTATCATACTAGCCATTTCAAAATAACCATCACTAAACTCACCTAACATACTACCTTCAATACATTCCCATTCTTCATTAACAAAATCATCAATAACAAACTCATACACATCACCTACTGTAATCATCTTATTTACACATTTCATTATTTCTTCTTGTGTATACCAGTCTTCATAAAACGTATCTTTTGAAACATAATAAACGTCTTTAACTGCTTTTAATTTAGTACCTATTTTAATATCTTTTATCATACTATAATATAACTTACTTTATTAAATTCTTCATTACTTTCTTAACACTACCATTTTCAAATTTTACTAAACAAGTAACTTTATTTATTTTAACAATTTCACAATCAAAATACTCAATACTATAACCAATATTTTGTAATGGTAAATTAATACCTGCTTTTACTTTAGTACCTATTTTCATATCTTTATTTAACATACTATAATATAACAAGTTTTACTAGTTTTATCAAATTTATCTAAACACTTTCCCATGCTGTGAACAGTGTACTGAGTACACAGGTAATCAACATAGGAATCAAAGTCAAGGAAAGCCCGAACACAATTAAGTGTCGAGCAACTAGATATGCTATCATCTGCCTAATGCATCAAGCTACTAATGTCAGAACGTCGAATCAATTTGCTCACTAATTTACTCATTGTGTAACGTGTTCCGGTGCCTCAGCTGTGTACTAACGTTGGACTTGCTCAAAGGCCTGTCTTAACTAACCACTGTGTGTAATAGTGTGCGGTGATAAATATAACAAAAAATGGTTATTCTAAACAAATAACCATCTTATTTCCAATTATAGTCATATAAACCCCACCATCTCTTAATAACTTATAAAACCTATCATTATAACTATAAAAACTATTATACATTACATCTCCATTTCTATAAATACAAGTCTTTCTATACTCATTATCTAATTCTAATAATACTTTACAATTACTACTTTTAAATTCTTTTCTCAATTTTTCCATACCAATTACATCAATATTTCTATTATTCATAATTTGTCTAACATACTCTCTAACTTTCTTACTTACAACTTGTCTTTTTTTATTCATAATTTTTTTATCTTTTTATATAATATAATATAACTTATTTAACACCAACACTCTAAAAAATTAAAAAAGAGGTTATTTAAACCTCTTCTTTATTAACTTTTGGTCTACCTAATTTTAATAAACCTTTACTTCTTAATTCTTCTTTTCTTTTAAATTCTAATTGTTTTTTACTATTTAAATTAATTGGTCTTCCTTTTTTACCATTTAATAAACCTTTACTTCTTAATTCTTCTTTTCTTTTTAACTCATTTTGTCTTTTAGAGTCTTCTTTAATTGGTCTTCCTTTTTTAATTAAACCTAAACTTCTTAATTCTTCTTTACTTTTTAATTCTAATTGTCTTTTACTGTTTTCAACAATTGGTCTTCCTGGTTTTCTAATTTCTAAATTTTTCATATTTTTTATTTTTTATCTTTTTATTATTATAATATAACCTTTTTATTATTATTATTCTTCTTTTTTTATAATATATTATTTATTTTATTTATATATTATTATTTTATTTATTATAATATAACTTATTTTATATAATATATTTTTTTTTTTTAATAACTTTTTAATTATATTTTTATTATTTTTATTTAACATACTATAATATAACCATTTAACATAAAATTATCTTTTTTACTTTTAGTATTTTTAACTGGATTTTAAGTACATATAATGGTGGCAGGAATCTTTTACCACCATAATCCAATACAATCTAATTGGTGTAGGAATCAATTACGACATATTTTCAACCCACACTTTATTGTCTGAGTGAGCATAATACACACATATATTTCTATAATCATGTCTTTCAATACTCTGTAAGTACAGTACTTCATCATGTGTAAATTCACTAAGATCAATGTGACACACTTCACTGTCAGTCAAATTAATAAACTCGTTAAAGTTGTGGTCAATAAAATTATTAATATTATTTTTCATACTATAATATAACATACTACCATAATAAAGTCCAGTTTTTTACTATCTTTTTTTAAAATTAAAACCTAAATTTAATATAAATTATATGTGGTAGGAATCTCTTTAACCCAAACCCAGTATTAACTGTTACATGTAGGAATCTCTTTAACCAAATTAAATTGTAAATGAGTCACATGTAGGAATCTTTTTGTATATATTTTTATGGGGATATAACAGGGTCAGGAGTGGGCACAACAAAAGTGGACAACAACTTAACATTGGAATACATTACCACACATATGTTAGCCACATACATATAAATAAAGACCCACACTTTCGTATGGGTCTACCACATTGTACTTTGGGTTGGATATATTTAACGTTTCCTTGGTTACTGTTAATAATCCACAATACTATCGTGTGAATTTTGTGGTTTAAGCTAGTCTATACCAGTAAAAACTTGAGCCATATTGACTTTCACATATCATGTCTGCTGTACTCGCTATGTCTGCTTCAATTACTACTTCTTGTCTTGCTCCTGTTTGTTTACTTGTTAATTGATACCTGTGTTTTGTCATAATTGTGTTTTTTATTTGATTTTTTTATGTGTTTTATTTATTAATTAAGTACTCTTCTAATACACTACTTACTTGTTCTCTCGTGTCAGTGTCTAGTGAGTAGTACATGTCCCAAATTAATCCGTAAGTTGTTATGTCAGTCATTAATTCATGATTTTGTCTCCAGTCTTTAATTGTTTTATAGTACTCATGTAATTCTTGTTTGAATTGTTCTGGTACTGTAAAACTTCCGTCCTCATATTTTACTCCATTAGTACTTAAGTTATTTATGAATTGTTCTGAAATGTACTTCATAAACTCACGATCTAAATAATCACTACCTACCATTGTCATGTAGTCTTCAATGTCTTCTTCGTCTTGTTCATTGTCGTCTTTTATTTCTTGAATCATGTCCCAATACTCGGGTTCAATCATTTTGGCAAAACTATCTACTGTTTCATTTGTGATATTTACTCTTAATTTTGGGTGAATTTCATTTAATTGTACTTTAATGTACTCGATTTTACTTGTGAATATATTTTCCATCTTATTTTATCTTTATTTTTTTATTACTATAATATAACTTATTTTATTTAAATTATTCTAATTCTTTATTAATATATTTTTACAATCATTTTATAATCTTCTAAATTTACATTACAATTTTCATTATAATATATTCCCTCACCAATATATTTTTCTAAACTTTCAAAATTAAAATCTAAATCAAACCAATCTTCTTCTCTTAAATCCCAATCATATCCAATAATTTCTTCATCTTCATAAGTATTCCAATCACCATTTGCTCTACTTTCAATTAAACCAAATATAAACTTATCAAATTTATTTGTTAAATCAAATTCTTTATTATTTATCATACTATAATATAACTTATTTTACTTAAAATCTCTAAATTATTTTACTTTATTTTAGTTGTCAGGGCGAGACTCGAACTCGCAACAATACAACCTCCTAATGTCTCGCGTCTAAGTGGTTATAGACCGTGGTATTAAGATTGGGTGTGATAACCATTTTCACATTACGTATTACCTGACAATTTAATTAACGTTCTTTTATGAACGTTATAAGATCGTTTAATTCATGAAACCTTAGTTCTTCAATATCATCGTCATTCTGTACTAACCAATTAATGTCTCGACATATATTTAAGTCTTTTATTTCAAATACTACTAACCCCCACTCATCATCATATTCTGTGTCTACTTTTAATGTTACAGTTATGTTTTGATTTAATAATTCTGTTAATAGTTCTAATTCGTTTTGGTCTAAATTTACTTTCATATCTTATATCTTTTTATATAATATAATATAACCTTTTTTATTAAAAAAATCTATTTTTTATTTATTTCAAAAGTAGTATTGTGATGTATTTTAATTTGGTCTGTTGTGTAGTGTCTAACTATTCCACCATCACATAGTACTACACACCACACATCATTTTCAAACATACCTGAATTTACAACATAAATCGCGTAACCGTCTTTATTAGTTTCAACTATGACAGGTATAGGACTTTTAAATTCTAACATTGTTTTGGTAAAAATCTATTATTTGTTGTGATTTATTTATTAATTCAATTGCCTCATTGACCTGTTTCTGTAGTGTTTCACAATGGTCTTTGTATGTTTTAGTTAGGACTTTTTGATTGTCAAGTAATTCTTGTAATATCTCAATTCTGTCTTGTAGTGTCATGTTAAAATTGTCCTCCATTAATTACTAATCTACGTCTAAATTGGTCCCTATCTTCTTCAAATACGTTTCTTTCTACAATGTCGTGTTCTGTAATTGAATTATGATATAACCAATCAGTGTGATCTGTTCCACTTATTACTACATTTAAGTGTTTGTTTTCGATCTGTTCTAATTTGTCTATTAATTGTTGTACTGTCATAACTTATTTATTATCTACTTTAATTATTATTGTTTGTTTTCCGAACCATCCATTACCTGTTCCTAATGTAACATTACTTAATCCCAACTCATTTTTAAAATAATTAAAATACTCAGTTATGTTTTGGTCAATTTGATTAGAATCAATATCATGTGATTTGTCTCCAATATATGTTATTTTATATCTTCTAATTGTTTTGTCTTTATTAACGTCATTGTAGTTATAAATTTCTAATCCGAATTTACTTTTAAACTGTTTTTTTATATCTTTTAT